CCAATCCCCCTCGTGCACAAGAGAGATTGAAAGGAGTAACGACTAATCTGCGTTCTCGTACTCAATAAGACCAGCAGTGATGTCTGTATCTGTCTGCCGGAACCATTGAATACAACCAACTCCTCCCGCAGTGATAGTCAGGTCGTAAGCGCCACCACCATTATTAGTGGATGTTGCTACCATTATGTCAATACCTGTTCCTGCCGCGAAGACGAGATTGTTGGTAATAGGCATCCAACACGTTTCTGCTCTATCTCCTGCCGCTGGAACCAGCGCAGTAAGAGTTGAAGATGCTGGAAGAGTAAAGGTCGTTGCGCCACCAGATAGAATCTGCCTAATGGTGTCGTAATTTCCAATATCTGCCGCCAAGAGCGTGTACGTCGTTGCCGAAGTCGTCGTAGCTAATGAATAGCTATTATTGACTCCCGCATTTAACACTGGCATCGCGTTAAATGAGGCAACACCTGTGAAAGTAGCTGTCGTATCGAACGTAACCCCCGCCTCAAAAACAGATGTACTGTCTACTTGAAGCGTTGTTGTCAACAATTCCCCCACTGCGGGAGAAATGCTATTCGTACTAAGTCCATTCGGAAAGCGAGTTCCAGTCGCCCCCAAAGTGTCTGTTGGAACTGATTGATTCCCACCAACCAGAACCAGAATGCCCACAAGTACGATAAGTACCGTGTTCACCCATTCATGAGTTAAGTATTTCATGTTGGTTGATGTTTAGTGGTAAATCTAGGCGGTTCCTGAATTCACGACTAGCGCCGTCCAAGTCCCAACAAATCTTGACTCCGCGAATCGAGCACGCATGACATACGAGTCTGTCGTAGTGTATTGCGGCTCAATCATCGAAGTGGAAAGCCCTGAAAGGACTTTGCGCTCGATTTTGTGGTTCCTTCCCAAGACCGTGTACAGTGTCGCAGCGTTCGTCGCAGGATTGTGTATCGAGTCAAGGTAGACGGAACCGCGCAACATCACATTACCGAAGTCGGTAGAGAAGATGTTGAGCTGGTTCTCGCCTGAGAACGGAACGAGGTCGCTTCCTAGTGTCTCGCGTGCAGTCTTGTACAACTGCATCGGAACGACTATAGCTTCAAACATGTGACCTCCCGCATCAAAGTCCTGTGCGCGTTGGCGCATGAGACTAAGAGCTGTCGTCCACAAGTTATCGGCATTCAAAGCTCCCGTTTCCAAGTTGTCAATCGTATCCGAGTTGAGCGTGGTGTGGGAGTTTGAACCTGGCGCGTCCCCGTCAGGAGTCGTGTTGTACGTTCCTGTATCGAAGTCGCCGTAGGTCTCGACTATCGAGAGCCTGTCTTGAGTAACTTTAGCGCGGTCTCCGACCTGTCGGCCGATTTCCTCACGCTTTCCCTTCTGAGAAGTCTTAAAGGCTTCCCACGAAATCGGGATTTCTTTCGTGTATTTGGTGATACGCTTTGTCGTCGTATTACCGATTCGGGTTGAAGTCGTAATGACTTCTTCCTGCTCTCCTGTCTCCTCGAATTCTCCTACGTTGGAGTCTTCGTCGTAGATGAAAGCCATCGAATCAGTAGGTGATGTGTGGAAGAACCACGAGTCCTGTGCAGAGAGAAATCCCGGCACTTCTTCCCGTGTGAATGTTTCGTACATCACCTCGTCAATTGCAGTCTGCGTATCGTCAGGACTGAGATTTGATGTATGCCCACCGATTGGGTCCATTTTGATTCGTCCTCCCCTCCATTATCCGAAGGGGAGGAGGTTAGTTGTTAAGCAGCGATGTCTACCCGCGTAATCGCACGAGCGTCTACCACACAATCCAACTGCGACTTAACGTAGTTGAACCAACGAGCAGTGAAACCTCCAGTATCAGCCGCTGCGGGCTTCCATGTGTAGGTGCTTGAAATCAAGTCGAACACATAAACATCCCAGAGAAGTCCGATTGCTTCGGTTTCGGTATCTGCTGTTCCTGCAGTGGTAACTTTCGCGCGGAGTCGCGTTTCATTTGCACGGGGCTGCGCAACAACTGTGCGATGAGCCGTAACCGTCCCTGCGCTGTTGACCGTCATGTCTTTGGCAAGAATGCCAACGAATTGGTCAGTACCAATCACGGGCAAATCATCGGTCAAGACAACGATTGTATTCACACTAGATACACCACTGGTGTACGAAGGTGCAACAATCATCGGCTCGCCGTAATAGCCGCGAGTGGCAGAAGCAGCGACACGAGCAGGCACACCGGGACACTTCCCGATGACTTTCACGTCAAATTTTGCCATTTTATTTACTCGTTATTTTAGTAACGAGCATCTATCCTGTTAATGGATAGGCTATGAAGTCTCTATGCGACCCACTTCTTTTGCTGTCCGGCGGAGGCTTTAGTATTTATGAAAAGAGTTTTGCCGTTGGGCATCTTCTTAGAATAGATACCGTTGCCCTCGTGTTTATATGCTTTGAGTGGGGAACCTTCCGGTAGTTTAGGTTCAGTTCCTTTCTCACCGTCGCGTTCTGTTCCGGCAACATCCTTTACAGGCGTTCCCTTATTTTTCAGTGCGCGGGCGATCTCAGTATTCTTCGCCTGAATAACCCTCAAGTTCTTCTGTGCTTCTGCGAGAGCTTTTGCTTCGGGAGACTCATCAGTGTCAGCTTTCGCTTGGTTGATGAGTTCCAAAACCCGTTCCTCGGTAAGAGAAGTTTCACCTTCCTTACCTTCTTGACGCTTGGCGATGTTCTTATTTTTTATGATAAGAGCTTCAGCGGCGTCGGCACGGACTTTCTCTGCTTCAGCGAGAGTCTTGTAGTCTATCTCTTGCTCCTGTAAAAGAGCGTCTTCAGCGGCTTTGGCGTCTTCGTCAGCTTTCGCTTGCGCTTCGGCTTTTGCTGCTGCGGCTTCTTCAGCCAATTTCTCTTCTTCTTCAGTCATATTTTGACGACGGCTTGACCCCCGCTGGGTGTTGAAGTTATTAAAAGTTCTTCCGACTTACGGATTAACCCCCGCTAGGCGCACCGAGAGGTGCTTGTTAGGAGCGTCCGCCCCGTACAAGCAACCCTCACTTGCTTAGCTGTTCGAGCTTCTCATCGAACACTTGAACAACATTTCCTATGGCGCGAGCGAATCGTATATCATCTCCACTTTCTCCTTTTTCAAGAAGTGATTTGATAGCGAACCACTGCGCCTCTGCTTTTAAGACTTTCCATAGTTGAGACGACTTGAAGGTAGCGGCTTCTTCTTTTATCGCCGCGAAGAACTCGTCGGGCATTACTTGCCCCTTCCACCGATTCCCCTTCAATAAGTCATCGCTTGAGAAGTTCTCAAACGCACTTTGCTTCTCCATGCCTTTCGGCTTTTCAGCCATAAAGAACTACTTTGCCTTCTTCTCCTTCTCCTTCTTCTTTCCTAGACCACTCCAAAACGCTTTCAGCTTGGCATCCGGCTTGCGGATGTCCTGCGTCTTGAAGTCATAGAAAGTACCGAGCGGAACTACAGTTCCCTCTAATCGAATGAGTCCACCTCGCTTGTCATAGGCGGCGAGTAGTTTGAGAGCATCCTTGTTCCCAACCTCCCGTACCGCGTCAGCGGCTTTTATCTCATTCTCTAGTGTGTATTTTGCTACTTGCATAGTGATTTGATTACTTCGTAATACGCTTCCTGCGGGCGCGTTCACGCTTCTCTTGATTCTTTTTCGCGTCCTCCGCCATAGCGTTCTCGACCTTTAGAATAGCTTTAGCGAGGTCTTTCGGGTCTTCAACCTCAATAAAATTCCCACCCACTCTAAAAATGTAGATTATCTCAGGTTTTTCTCTCGGAATCTTTTTTCTCTTATCCCAGAAAGCGCCATTCTTCACCTTTACTCTCTGGTCGCCACCAATTCCCTTTGTGATATATCCACCTAGCTTATCGTACTGTGCCAAGACTTCGTTCGGTGGGATAAGCTCAATCTCCTTGTATTTCTCCAAAAGACCTCCAGTAGACTGGCCTGTACGAGCAGGCTCACCTTCAATAGCTCGCTTTAGTTTGTCTTCATTCTCAAGAATGAAACCGTCAATGTTATCAAAACGTGCGACTCCTTCTACTTCTTTTTTTGGTCGTGCCATATCAATATTTCCTAACTTTTAATGGTAACCTTCTTTTAATTTCCCTAGACATACCACGAGATGTGAGTATCTTCCGTGACCTAGCTTCAGAAGCATTTTTTGGGTGAGTTCCCAAGCCAGTATCTCCCACTACCTCACCCCTAGTCTCACGAGCGAATTTAACCGCCTTTCTATATCTATCATGCTTCCTTCCGCGCCCAGGTTCTGTGATCATATACGCAGACTCACGAACTCCTTTCATTAAGTTATGAGCTAAATTCTTTCCTGCGCGAGATAATGCCATACGCCACTAGTATAATACTCTTAAGTTAAGTTGGCTAGTAATGGCTATGTGCATAACTACTGTAGTCCTGCGTTCGCGGTCGCCCCTGCAAGCGATTTGCTCTGTACTCCCTGAGCGAATTGCTGTCCGTAGGCCGATGGCTGTCCCGGTTGTGCTTCAGCCTTCTTAACGAACCTATCACCCTTTGAATGGAAGTAGGAATACATGAGTTCCTTCGTGATTTCCTCCTGATTTGCGTATGGATTATCACGCATCTGCGCTTCAAGAGCCGTGAGGAGTGCTTGCATCTGCTCGTCGTTCTGGGCGAATACTTCCCTATAATCTGCTCTTGAAAGGTACTTGAACTTTGCGAACATCTCTGGGTTGGCGTAGACAATCGCCCTGTCCTTCTTCTCCGCCTCTCCGTAGAGGTCAAGCTCACGCTTCCGTTTGTCTTCGTCGGTCATTTCCATTCCCACGAGTTCGTCAGAAAACGCAAGCATCTTATCCTGCCTCTGTCCTCCCTGTACTTTATTCGTGAGAACGAATGATTTGTATTTGAGTTTGGTCTCGTCTCCCACGAGTTCGTCTATCTCTGCCGTAGCAAGGTTATTCAATGCGATATCTGCCATGAGAAGTCCGTACTTGGAAACTGACGCCGCGAGACCTTTTGCAACTCCACCGATAATCTTCTTGGCGTTCGATTGTGCTTGCGCTACCGAGTATGCCTTTTGGGAAGCCACAGGAAGTTGCCCCGACATCGTATCGGAAACTGAACCCTCGGCGATAGATTCTTTTGTTTGTGCAATAGCACCGAAGATATTATTAAGGTTCGACTGTGGAAGAAGCGGTGAGATTTTCGTATTCACATCTTTCATCGCAACAACCGCGTTAGGGTAGATGATGTCTTGGTCGATTTTGTCGCTCCCTGAAACAGCGATAGGCATCTCGGTATCAAGTATCGCGCGGTTCATGGCGATTTCCGTCATCGCATCATACAGAGAATTGTCCCACCTGAGGGTCGCCATCATGGACTTGTAGAAAATGAAGTGAGAGCCGATTGGATAGAAGCCGAACTGCTGGACGTTATATCGCGGCGCACCGAAGTTATCACGATGCTTCATCGCGTTGTTTTCAATGTTCTTCTCCCCCATATAAATACCACCCAAGAAACATACCTCCATATCCTTTCTCCGATTGAGGTAGGTGACTTCTTCTACGAGACCGGGGTGGTCTTGGTCTTTTATGTCATAGAAAAGTCCATCGTTCTCGGAATAAAAGGCAGAGCCGCCGGCTCTCACATAGTCCCAGTTCTCATGCTCGCCATAGAGGGCTTTTGCTTCGTTGTATTCAATCCACCGGCGTTTGATGAGACAGCTATGTTTCTGTAGATTCCGTTCAAACGCATTGGTAAATAGTATTT